CGTTGAATTTAAAGATGAGAAGCGATTAGAAGGTGTTGCCACCGCAAATGGATTCTCATGGGACCAACCTGACATTCCATATAATGCAAAATACCCATATAATAAAGTAACAGAGACCGAGTCTGGACATATTACCGAGTTTGATGACACTCCAGGTAATGAACGTATCCATGTTTATCACCGTAAAGGTACATATACTGAAATAGATTCAAACGGAACACAGGTTAATCGCATTGTTGGCGATAATTATATGATTACCGAGCGTAATGGATACGTTTTAATTTCCGGTGAATGTAATATTACAGTGGCAGGCAAAACAAGAATCTTCTGTAAAGACGATGCGCATATCGATGCGGGATCTAATGCCTATTTAAATGTTGCAGAGAACTTTGAAGTAAATGTAGGCGGTGAATTTAAGGTTAAAGCCAATAATATTAAAATGGAATCTAATAGTGATGTTAATATTGTGGCAGCTTCTGCAAATAAATTAACGTCCGGTGCTAATTTTGAAGTTAATGCATCTGGAAGAGCCAATATCGAAGGCTTAACTGTCCACCTTGCTGAAGGCGCCGCTAGTGCTGATGCTAGTATGCTTGATGCACCTATTGCCAAGGCCGATGTTGCACCTAGTATGACTCAATTAAAACCGCCTCCGCGTAGATTGGAAGACGAATTAGAGTACGAGACTCCAGATGAGAACGCTTATGAGGGCGCTGAAGCATATCATGAAGAAAGAGCTACTGCTCAGACTCAAAATACGGCGACAAATCCACCTGTTGCAACCGAATCTATTCCCGATACCGCAATTCAACCTAATAATGTACCTAAGGAAGCCGTTGATACTACATCAATTGAGTCGATGCCTTCATATCCAGATAGTTTAGTGTTACATACTGATGCCACTGGATATAAATGGACTTTAGGTATGCTAACTAAGGGACGTTCAATTAAAGCCGGTCGTTATTATATGGGTCGTTCAGATAAAGTAGGCCGTGATTTAAGTGAGGCCGATATTGTTGGCAACTTAAAAGCCTTGGCTGTGAATATCTTAGGTCCAATTAATGAAAATATTGGTGAACACGGCAAAGTTTGGACTATGACTTCATGTTATAGGAATAATATTCCATCCGGCGGATCTGCAACCTCACAACACTTATATGGTTGTGCCATTGATTTCGTGATGGGAGGCAATAACTTTGCTTACAAGGCTAATTATGACACAGTTCAGAAGTTGGTTAGCATATTACCATACGACCAGATCTTATTAGAGTACCGTGATCCAGGAAAGAACGGAAATAGAGGCAAACAACGTATTAATTGGGTACACGTATCATTTAATAACTATGGAAATGGTAGACAACAAACATTAACCTTCTTAAATGATAGAACACACTCAAAAGGTTTTGCCAATTTAGGCGGATAATATGTCACTTGAACTTGCTATACAGTCAGAGTCCGGTTGGGCAACTAGATTTGGAGCAGAGTCTCGTGGAGATACGTATTTACAGACGGTACTCGATGGAGATTCTGCAACATATAACGCAAGTATTGCTGTGTTAGCTCCTGAAATCGAGACATGGACTATAACTGATTTTTCCAGTTCGGGCGGTGTGCCTGGATTTAATGTCTCTGTGTCCGATAAAACTATACTAATAACGGGCAAAGCATCTCAGTTGTTTACAAATCAAACTGCTGACTTTCTACTTAAGGATCTTAAAACTATAGTCACTAAACCACTATTTGATGAGACTGTAGATTTTGCAACCATTGTTAAATGGACTCCTCCTAGTCCAACTAGAAAAGAATACAGTTATTCATTTGCCATAACATATGAAACATTGTTTGAAGGGACACCATCCTATAACACGGTTAATTTGTCCCTTCAACAGGGAGTGATGTGGGATTATTATGTAGGTTCAGCTGGTTTTAGACAAGTTTTATCTAAAGGAATTATCTAATGCCTGGAGTAGCAAGGAACGGTGGAGTCGATACAGTTGCATCTCAAGATGGGGCTGGATATAAATGTAAATCGCCGATGACTACCGCGACGGCGGCCGGAGCTTTAAGAGTATTCTTGGATGGAAAGGGTACCGTTGTTATTTACGGAAATCCTGTAGCATCTCATCCTACTTCAGGGTGTGGCGACGAAGCGCCAGGAATGTCTGGTCCTTCCTCTAGAGTATTTGCACAAGGAGGCGGAATTGCTAGGATTGGTGATCCATACGGAGCCAATACAATATCGTCAGCATCTTCAAGAGTTTTTGCAAACTAATATAAATATAACTATGGCAAGAAATACACGCACCTTCACGGATTTGGATTTAAACTTCTTTAGGCATCCGGTAACAAACGATATTACCGTAAAGTCTGACGAGGCGGCAATTAACCAATCACTGAGGAATTTAATCCTCACTAGAAACTTTGAACGGCCGTTCAGAAGTTATATCGGTTCGCAAGTAAATAATTTACTATTTGAAAACATTAGTCACATGACTACTGCATTGATGCAAAGATCGATATCAGATGTCATCGAGAACTTTGAACCTAGGGTTAATCTATTAGATGTCCAGGTCATTTTCTCGCCTGATGAGAATTCTGTGCATCTTACGATCATATATTCTATTAAGAATACACAGAACCCAGTTACTGTCAACATAATTCTAGAGAGAACTAGATGAGCACTAATAATAAGATAAAAGTCACAGACCTCGATTACAATGATATTCGAGATAATCTGAAAGCATTTTTGCAGGGTCAAGACAAGTTTAGCGATTATGATTTTGAAGGTTCGGCTTTATCCGTCCTTCTAGACGTTCTTGCATATAACACTCACTATAATGCATTGTATACAAACATGGCATTAAATGAGATGTTTTTGGATTCTGCTTCAAAGCGTAATAGTATCGTATCTATTGCCAGTAATATGGGATACTTGCCAAGATCTGCTATTACATCTAGGGCAATTTTAAATGTCACTGTCGTGGCATCTAATCCAAATACTGCGTCAGAGACTTTAGTTATCCCTGCGTACTCTCCGTTTAGTACATCTGTTGGTGGAAATTCATATACATTCTACACCCTATCAGATTACTCTGCAACCAGAGACGGTGATACATACCTATTTAATAATGTCTATGTATATCAGGGAGAACCACGTGAAGTATATTTTGCGTGTAATGAAACTGGTCAGAAGTTTACTCTCCCCAATACTGACTTAGATACGGAGACTTTAAGAGTTACCGTACAACCTACGCCTGATCAACCAGAATACAGCAGATATACTTTAGCATCTAATGTTGTTGATTTGACATCTAGCGATGAAGTATATTACCTAAAGGAAATGGATGATAGGTATATTCAGTTATCATTCGGAACTAATGGTCTTGGCGTTGAGATTATTCCTGGTAATATTATCCAAGTTAAATATTTGACCACCAAGAAAGACGCAGCCAATGGTGCTGCACTATTTACGTTTGGTGGTGCAAGTTTAGCTGGTACAGTATCTGTTGGAACTGTTCTTAAATCTTTTGGTGGACAGGTTGAAGAAGATAAAGAAGAAATTCGTAGTAATGCGTCTCAGCAATATTACGATCAAAACAGAGCTGTAACTCCTACAGACTATGCCAACATTATTAAGCGCTATTACACTGATGTAGAGTCTATTAATGTATGGGGTGGTGAAGATGCTAATCCTCCACAATACGGAAAAGTTTATATTAGTATTAAACCAGCTAGTGCTCCATATCTATCCACTGCTGAAAAGGCATATATTACTGAAAATATTGTCAAGAAGCGTGGTGTAGTATCAATCACTCCGGTGATCGTCGATCCTACATATAACGAGATGGAAGTTAATGTGACTGTATACTATAATCAGTCTAGAACTACCAGATCAAACGACGAGATGAAGAACGCAGTATTATCTGGGATTCAGAATTATCGTGATTCATACTTGCAAAAGTTTGACGGAGCATTTAGATTTTCTAAGTTTGGTACGATGATTGATAATATCGACCAATCAATTGATAGTAATATTACAACGTTTACTATTTGGCAAGAGATTGCACCTCGTTATAACGTACAATCTCAATATACAATTACTATCAATAACCCAATCTATAGTGCAAACGTTCCGGAAGAATCATTCTTGACAACTGGTTTCTATATTGATAATACTGAAACAGTTTACTATTTGGATGACGATGGTATCGGTAATATCCGGATGTTTAGTTTGGTTTCTGGTACTGGTGAAAAGGTTGTTAAAGGAAATTATGGAACGGTAAATTATTCTACCGGTACTGTAACAATAAATAATCTTTATATAACTAATTTGTCAGAACCTAATTTTTATTTTAGATTTAAGACTGAGTCATATGACGTAGTCTCTGCTAAAGATCAGATCGTAACGATTCCTGATTCTAGAATTACCATCTCATTGGTAGATAGCAGTGGTTCTAATACTTCAATTGGAAATTCTAGCAATTACACGTTTACAAGTAGCAGAGCATAATGGCTAAAGTCAAATCATCTAACCTCTTTAGTAGACAGATACCCGAGAATATCCGCTCGGAGTATCCTCAATTCGTTGAGTTTATCAAAGCGTATTATCAGTTCTTACAGGAGTCTCAAGGTCAACAGCTCGAGAGTATCCGTGACGTTAATACTACGTTAGATGCATTCGTTGAGAAATTCAAGAATGAGGTAGCTAAGGACATTCCTATCAGTATGACTGAGGATCCACGTGAATATTTACGTAGGGTTCGTGAGTTTTACTTGACTCGTGGTTCAGAAGCCTCATTTAAGTTTTTATTCAATACATTATTTAAAAAAGAAGCACAAATTGTATATCCGTCAACCCAGATTCTTAGAGTATCTGACGGAAAATGGAAACAAGATGTATCGTGCTTCTTAATACCGGATGAAAGCTCTGGATTAAATCCTACCACCGGTAATCAAGACCTATTTAAATTTAATCAGGCTTTTGCCACTATCACCACAAGTAAAAAATCATTTACAACATATGTTGAACGTGTGCAATTGTATGATGCTGAAACATATGAGTTATTCATTCAACGAGACTATAGTGATGAGATCGAAGTTGGATCAGTCTTCTCTGTTGAAATTGACGGAGTCGCATATAGTGGTGTTGTTCAAAAGTGTCCATCAAAGTTAACGATCGATAAAGCAGGCTCAAATTTTAAAGTCGGCGATATCTTCTTCCTAAAGACTGAAAGAGGTCGCGGATGCGAGATTAAGATAACTAAGGTTGGTACCAATGGCGAAATCCGAGATCTTCAGGTTGTTGCGTTTGGTTTAGATTATGATAATACATTCTACTCCTATCTTTCTTCTGAATACGATACCGCATGGGAGTATTTCCATCCTATTAGTGAACTAATTAGAAATGGATCCGTGGCGTTTTCTTCTCCTGGTTATACTGAACAAAATTTAGGATTCATCGAATACGGTTATGCTTATAAGCAGTCCTATATGTCGTATGATTCACTATATGGAGCCGAAGGAAATAAGAACTTTTTCGTGACTGGTGACTATGTTGCTGAACCGGTTGCACAGTTCTACGAGGATAATAGTAGACGCTCAGAGATAGAAGATATCTCATCTATAGCTGTTATTAAGATTGAACTAGGTGCTGTTGCTAAGTATCCTGGTTACTATGAGACTCAGGACGGATTTATTTCAGACGAGATGTACATCCATGATGGAAGTTACTATCAGGTTTATTCGTATGTAATTAAAGTTGAAGAGCAACTAGACAAGTATAGAAGTTTAATTAAGAACTTATTACATCCTGCCGGTATGAAATACTTTGCCGAGTACTCTATTCATAGAGACTTGGTTGTATCTTTCGAAGAGAAGATCTTCAAGCGTTTGTTTGCGCTATCTTCATTTATCGCCATGAGCGATCAAGGTACACAGTACACATATACAGAATGGGACTTAAACTTTGGAGAAGATGGTAGATTTACATACGCATCTCCAGCAGTAGGTTCTCCAATTTATGCTGTTAACAAACCATACAGCGTACAAATTAAGCCGTTATACACAACTGCAAATTTAGAAGAGAATTTCTCCAAAGGATTTGTGCTTGATAATTTTAGTAGTACATTAGATGCTCCGACCGACGAGTCAAACAATAGCTTCAACAAGATTTACGACATTGATAGTTTGACTGCTGTTCAGAGTAATGCTGCATTCTCTATTGATCGTATATTCTTAGATACTGCGCCAATTACGGAGACTGTGGGTAAAGGGTTCTCATCTCCGCCGGTACAAGATGATATGTATTCTAGTGATCTATCTTCAAATAGCTTCACTAAATCTGCAGATTCATCAGTAGCATCTTCCGAGATTATTAATAGCAAAGTACTCGTTAGATATAATTACGATACCGCAACCACAAGTAACGTGGTTGGTAAATATTTTAATAGAGCCAATATAGATTCTTACGCATCTGCTGCAGATGCCTCGTCTTTGTTATTTGCTCCTAAATATTATTCTTACTCGTCTACATCTGACACTGATCTGTATTCAATGAATAAAGCTTTGTCATCAGAATCAGTAGTTTCTGATGAATTTGCTAGGGTTGTTGATGCAAAACGGTATTTAGCTAGCGTTATAAACATGTTAGATAATGGTAAGGAATTTGACATCGAACGTGCATTTGATGATTCGGCCACTGCGGATTCAGTATATGCATTGTTTAAACCATTCTTCTTTACCGATTCTAATACAACTGCGGATGTCAGCAGTTTAAATTATGGATTAAACCCGCTAGATATTGTGGGTGCAATTGAGACGGCATTTGGTCGACGACCATATAAAAATATTGATGATTCTATTGTATCTTCTGAATATCTAAGATGGGAAAGAGATTACAATTTTGTTGAAGATGTCAATTTGGCAGATCTAATCGGCAAATCATTCCCGATTAATAAAGTTGACTCAATTACATTATTAGAATATATAGGCGCATTATTCTTTGTTAAGGGATTCAATGATACTATTACCACAGACGAAGCATTTATCTTTGCTCGTGGTATTATTATGGATCCTGATTTTGTCAATATCCTGGATCAGTATGGAAGCGAGTTTGAGTTCGGTAAACAAGAATCCATCGGAATTCTAGATCTAGTATCTCCAATACCATTTGATAAGGATATAACTGAAACAATAAATAATAATGATTATGGACAAATTACTTTTAACCCGTACAGTATAGAAGGTTATTTTGCTGAGACGGGATCAATCCAGTCGGGAACGACTTTCACGTAAAATAGGAGAAATCAAATGATTTTCAAAAAATCCGGAGTCGAATTAGACGGCTCTCTTTCAGTCGTTACGCGCGATGCCTCAGGCAAAGTGACTAACGAAATCTACGTCCCTAACCTAGTTGTTGTGGTCGGTAAGCAATATATTGCCAGCCGTATGATTGACAACAGTGCTGCGGTTATGGAATTTATGGCATTGGGTACAGACGATTCATTGTCTTCTGATGATACCGTTACAGCATTGCAAGCCGAAGTTGCACTATCTGGATACTCACGCGTTCAGGCTAGCGTAAACCAAGTTGGTACAGATAGCAACCAAGTTGAGTATGTTGCTACATTCGCGCCAGGTAATCCAGGTTCTGATGCTGCGTTGGTTGAAGCTGGTATTTTTGATGCCACAACTTCAGGTAACATGCTTTGCCGTACGACTTTCCCAATCGTTACTAAGCAAGCTGGTGATACAATCACCATCACTTGGACTATCACAATCAACTAATTGATCGAGCGCTGAATAATGGCCACTTCTATCCTAAAATCCACTTTTAGAACAAATCTTGTTAAATCGTTGCTATTCGAAATCATTTCGAAGACTTCGCGTTACCACTATGTGTTCGGACGCAAGCAGCGGTGGCCAGCAATCGCAGATCCAGATACGGGGGAATCAATTTCTAGTGAATTTAATCCCCCGTCTGTTAGCGACTCATTTCCATATGAGCTAGAGGCGAGAAATGATATTATCTTTTCTAAAGCTTTAGATGCTAACGATGTGGCAGCAGTTATCGAACGCTATGATTGGTCTTCAAACATTGTTTATGACATGTATGACGAATATAGTGCAGATAATGTTGCAGCTTCAGGTGCCACATCATTAGCAACTGCAATTTTCTATGTAGTTACTGACGAATATAACGTATATAAATGTCTCGATAATAATCGTGGCGCAAACTCTACAGTTAAGCCTACAGGCACTGCTAGAGAACCTCAAGAGTTATCTGATGGATATATTTGGAAATACATGTATACCATCCCAATTTATCTACGTAACAAGTTCATGACGTCTTCAGTTATTCCTGTTGCCACGTCATTGACCACGCAATTCTACTCTAACGGTAGTATTACTAGATACACGATCCAAAACCGTGGTAGTGATTATGTACGCAGAGATTCATACTCGGTTGAGAAATTAGTTCCGGTCCGTGGTGGATCTGGATACTCTGATGGCGACTTGGATATTACGTTCCCATTTCCACCTGAACAGGCAGTGGCAACTATTTCAGCAAACGTTGACGGAACACTAGACCAGGCATCAATTGTTATTGGAAACAGTGGACACCGTTATAATGACCTATCTGCTCCATTAGTTACAATTAGTGCTCCAGATGAAGTTGGTGGTACTCAGGCATTAGCATACGCAACTGTTGTTGATGGCGATGTTACCGCAATCACATTATCTGAAGTTGGTAGCGGCTATACACAAAACCCGTTAATTACAATTGAAGTCCCACCTGGTGGAGTTTCAGAAGGTATTAAAGTTAGAGCCGTGGTTGATGCAATCGTTATCATTAATGGTACGGTTGAGCGAATCATCATGCAGAATTCTGGAGCAGGTTATACTACTCCACCGGTCCCAATTATCACTGGCGAAAACGGTTCTGATTTTGAAGTCAAGCCGTATTATATAAAAGACACATTCACTGATATCGTGGTTGATGGAGATGGATATATCCCCGATAATCCGTACAGTATCAATAGTATCACTATTGAAGATGGTGGTATATTCACTACAAAACCTGCCGGTGAAACGTTAATTACTTTCCCTAATCCAAACATTGCTGGAACAAGACCTGTTGTTAAGGTTGAATTTGGTACGATATTGGATGAAGGCGTTACGAAGTACACAGTAACTGATGTACATATTATAGATCCAGGACAAGGTTATACTTCTCCATTTTATTGGAGATCAAGTACCGCTAGGAATAATGTCACATCAGATGCATTAACTACAGCTCCTAACGTTGAAGCTCCATTAATACTAAACCTTAACGTTGAAGCACAGCGCAA